TCTGGTGCGGTTGCCGCGGGAGCTGGTGCGGCCTCGTTAGACGGCGCTGTGCGGCCGCTGACAGCCGAGACGAACAGGACGAAGATGAGGGCGAGCGCTGCGAGTGCTGCCCAGCGCGGGACGGTGACCTTCTTGCCCTTCTTTTTCGTGCTAGTCGCGGAGACGGTGGGGTTGGTGTTTTCAGACATGGTGGAGCCTTTCTTACTGCGTTGGGGGAGGGCCGGTCGACCCTCCCCGAGTAGTGCTTGGTTACGCTAGGACGGTCTTGGAGAAAGTGGCAAAGGAAGCTTCCTTGAGCGAGGACATCTCCTTGGACGTAACCGAGCGGAAAGCGCGGCTGGTCGCGTCGCTCTTGCCGGTATTGCGCACGGACATGAAGTGGTCGGCGTACTCGGTGATCGCTTGGTAGCCACCCCAGCGCGTGCCCTTGATCCCTTCCATCGTCGGCGAGTCCTCCCACACCTGACGGACGCCGTTGACGTGGGCAAGCGCCGTCTTCTTCTGCCGAGCCGTCGCGGCGATGTCGCCGTTGAACAGTCGAGCGGTGGCTTTGAAGAATGCGGCGTCGCGGAGCGGCTTCGCAAGCATCTTTTCAGCTTCGGCCTCGAACGCTTCGACGTACTTGAACGTCAGGCCGAGGGCTTCGCGAGCTTCCTGAATGTGGCCGGTAGCGCCGCGTACGTGGCGGATACTGAACGATGCCTTCGCCGCACCGAGAGCGGCCGCTTGCGTGTTCGCACAGACGACGCGGACGGGGGTGATGAGGAACTTGAATGCGCCGTTCCCGTCGTGCGAGTTGAGAGCTACGAGATACATATCCACAGCGTCCGCGCCGCCTACCATCATCGTTTCGGGCATCTTCATGGTGATGAACGTTTGGCGTCCGCCGCGGAGGGAACCGGCCGTCTCGAAGTGTGCGCCCGACTCGGTAGTGATCGCGTTGAGCAGGTCGGCGTTCTTCTCGTTCTGGATCGGGTCGTAATGGCTGCCGACGGTGCCGAGATACTGCGACTGGCCGGTGAGAGGGTTCGTGTAGATCGTGGCCCAACGGTTGTCGACGTCGAGGAGGCCGGTAGTTAAGTCGTCCTGCGCTTTCAGTTCGACCTTGCGAACGTTCCAGTTTGCGAGGTGTGCGGCGTCGAGTGCTTCTGTCGCCGTCATTGTGTGACCTACTTGTGTGCCGAGCCGGTGCCATGCGTCGCTGCGTGCGTCGGCGAAGGAGAAGACGTTCTCTTCCAGTTCGTTCAGTTCGTGTCCCATGGGGTGCCTTTCGTTAGGAGTTAGTTCGTGCGGTAGTAACTATGTTACGGGGTGCCTAGGAAGATTGCAACCTAGCTACATAAGTTCAGCGTGAGTGGCTTCGAACGTCGCCAACGCAACCAGCCCCGCGGCGAGCGATGAATGAGCCAGCGACCGCTCAGGCCCCTCGTGGCTCTCGATCAAGTCGGCCGCGCGCATGAAATGGAACCGCGCCCGCTCAATGGTAGGCACCTCCTCGACGTCGCTCCCCCTGCGCTCTGCCGCAATGCTGCCCTGAGCCGCGGAGCTGATACGGATCGTCACTTGCCCTCCTCCCACGCGTCGATGTTCGCGTCTTGCGTCCGGTCCGTGTGCTCAAGTATCGGCTCCTCGCCGTGCTCGGCAAGGTCGTAGCAATCAAGGCACAGACGATCCCGGCTCTCACCGTCTTCGGTCAGCTCCCCGCAGTCGCGACACTTCTGCACCTCGTCCTCGTACTGCTCGTCAACAATGCTGTTCACCCACAGCTCGGTCAGCCCTGCGACGTCGATGAACTCGGTGACCGTCGAGCCGTCCTCAAATTCCACGAGGAGAGTCAGGTGCGAGTTACCGAGACCGGCGCCTTGGTCGAGCCGGAACGCTGCGCGGCCGTCTTTCGAGTTGCCCATCACCCAAGTTTCCTTGGTGCCTAGCTCAACGTCTCCGATCTTCTCGGGGCGAGCGATGACTGGCATGGTGCGCGTACTGGTGTCCATGTTGTGACTCCTTTAGATCGTTGCGGATAGTTTGCGAGCTTCGCGGCAAGCGACGACGGCGCCGGGTCCGTCATCGGTGAGGATCGGCTCCGACTTCATCGTCTGCGCCACGAGAGCGAGCCGAGTGGCGCTGGGTATGTCTCGGCGTTCCAGTATGCGCTCGATCTTGAGGAGCGCGCCGTTCGCCCGGTTCGTGAGGCCGGGGGCGTCTTTGTAACTGGACATGGTGTGCCTTCCTGTCGGGGAGTGTTTGTTACTAGTGCAGTAACTAAGTTACACAGGTAGGCAAGCTTGCGCAACTCGGCGCCCAGACATAGGAATGGCCGGTAACTGACACTCCCATATCAGTCACCGGCCGCGCCCCGCGTTAGTGTGAAAGGCTCCACCGCGGGGTAGTTATCGGGCCACCATGTTAGCCCGATAGAAACTACCCTACCATGTTAGAACGGCGTCTCATCATCGAACTTGCCCGGAGCGTTCCAGACATCCTTCGCTCCCCTTTGCGCCGCTCCTTGCGGCTTCGCTGCCCACGGCTCATCGTTCGCTGCGGGGCGCTCGGCTTGCGTCTTTTTGTGCGGCTGCGCGATGTGGTAGCGCAAGGACGGGCCGATCTCGTCAATCTCAAATTCAATAGACGTGCGCTTCTCCGGCGCGCCTCCGTCCTTCGGCTTCGTTTCGTAGCTGCGCTGAGTGAGGCGCCCGGAAGCAATAACACGCGACCCTTTTATCAGCGACTCGGCGACGTGCTCGGCCATGTCGCGCCACACACTTGAACGCAAGAACAACGCGTCCCCGTCCTTCCATTCGTTCGCCTGCCTGTCGAACGTGCGCGGCGTCGACGCGATAGTGAAGTTGGCGACCGGGAGGCCGTTCTGTGTGTACCTGAGTTCAGGGTCGGAGGTCAGATTCCCGATCACTGTGATTACTGTTTCGCCTGCCATTTGGTGCTCCTTGTTCGTATTCTGATTCACGTTAGTTTCGTACTCGGCTGGTTACTCGGAGCGGCCTCCTTCGTTCTGCGCAAGGATGCCCTCGCGCTCAATCTTGCGCGTAGCAGGGTTCACTACACGCTTATCGAGTCCGCCAAAAATGATGAGCTGGAACGGGAGCGTCTGCGCTAGAGCTTCAAACTCTGCGGCGAGCTTGTCGTTCTCAGAATCGTCGCCCTTGAGGTCAGCGATCATCCCGGCGATGATGAGCCAGCGGAGCCGAGCGATGCACAAAGCGACCTCACGCGGGTTCACGAGAGTGTTCCCGCGAGCGCTCGGCGCACCTGCTCGGCGCTGAGGAAAACTGCGGTCCCGTATTCGGCTGTCTCGCGCTCTGCAACGTCACACAAAGCTTCGACCCGAGCCACGCGATCTTGTAGCGTGAGCGCGTCGTCCGTGGTGGCGCGTAGCTGCTCGGTGAGAGTGTCGTGCGGCTCGGTGCGTACAGTGACGGTGACGTCGATGTTGACTGGCGGCATGGATGCCATTTCGTGTCCTTTCGTTGTTCCTCTAAGTGTAACGTCTAAGACCAAGGCATTGTGGTTACGCGAGCGAATTGGCCCTGCCACAATAGCGTGACCTTGCCGGTCTGCCCATGACGGTTCTTCGCGATAACCACGTCCAGCTCGTCAGTCGCCACCTCGTTCTCGTCCTGCCCGCGCTGCAAGAGCATGACGACATCTGCGTCCTGCTCAATACTCCCCGACTCCCTCAAGTCGCTCAAGGTAGGCAGTCGACGAGACAAGCCAACCTTCTCGCTCTCTCGGTTGAGCTGTGACAAAGCGATGACCGGGACGTCAAGCTCACGAGCCATGATCTTTAGCTGCCTAGTTATCTCGCCTACCACTTCGTGCCGCGGCTTCTTGCTGTCGGTGCCCGGGATCAGTTGCAAGTAGTCGACGACCACGGCCGCCATTAGCCCTTTCCTCGCAACCGAGCGCGCGAACGCTTTGATCTGCGTCATCGTGACGCCGCTCCTGTCGTCGATGTACAGCGGCATCTTCGCAATCTCAGGCCGTAGCGCTGCGATGCGCTCCCAGTCGCTCGGCGAAAGAACCGAGGTCGTGAGCGCGCTCATGTGAATCGCTGCGCCCTGCGAGATGAGGCGCTTCGTAAGGTCCGACTCGGCCATTTCAAGCGACGAGAAAGCTACCGAACCTTTCTGCGCGAGACACGCGGCCGCTTGCAAGCCCATGATCGTCTTGCCGCTGCCCGGCCTTGCTCCGATGACGTACAGGGCGCCCGGCCGGAACCCGTTGATGTAGCCGTTGATGTTCTCCCACGGCGACTTCTCAAACCTAGGCGTCTCAACCAGCGACGCCATGACATCTTCGAGACCGTCACCGATGGGCGTGATTTCAACCGCGGCCGCCTGCGCCGCTTGATCCAATTCGCTGCGCGCCTGCTCGGCCAGCTCGAACGCGTCGCCCTCGGGAGCGGATCCAAGCTGCACGATCCGCGTCCCCGCCGCCACGAGCCGTCGACGGATTGCCGCCTGCTTCACCATCCCCGCGTAATACGCGCCATTGGACGCGGTAGGCACCTCGGACGTCATTCGGTGGAGCGCCGCGGCTCCTCCGACGTCGCGGAGCGTGCCTTCATGTTCGAGCCGGTCGCTGACAGCGATCACGTCCGTCGGGTGCCCGTTGTGGGCAAGAGCCGAGATAGCGCGGAAGACGACTTCGTGCGCTGGCTCGTGGAAGTCTGCGGCCTCCACAGCGTCGAGGACTTCCCAGACGACTCGGGGCGAGAGCATCATCCCGCCGAGGACGGAACGTTCTTGTTCTGCTAGGGGGAGTGTGAGATACATGGTTTCTACTTGCCTAACTTCTTGAGGGAGTCGAGCCAGCCTGTTTCGTTCTTGCGGGCTTCGTATTCTGCAACCGTAACACCTCGATCAGATAGCCAACGGTCGCGCTCGGTCGAACGCGTCGCGGCCTCGGGACTAACCTGCCGTGCGGTGGCGTCGTCGTCCTCCCACTTCCGGTCTCGCAACCATCCGGCCGGGAGCTTGATGAACTGCTGCTCACTGTCCGCCATGCGCTTCGCGTAGGCGTCGGCCGCGGCGTTCATCTCGGCGAAGTCGGGGAGCTGCTTCTTCTTCCGCGTGACTTCCCACGCCTTGAACGCGTCGCCCTTGGACTGTCGGCGCGGGTAGTGCTTCCACCATTCTTCAAACGCTGCCGAATACGGTGACGTGCTCGGCTTGACCTGTTCGATCTGTTCATCCTGTGCAGGCTGTTCATCCTGTGCAGTCGAAGGCTGCATATGTTCTTTAGTAGCTGTAGCTGTAGCTGTAGCTGTGTGCAACCCTAAACGGTGCCCAGCGTTTAGGGTAACGCTAGGGGTAACCGTAGGGGTAACCGTAGGGGTAAACCTAGGGGTAAAACTGTCCTTCAAGCTCACCGCGCGAGCGTCGAGAACCGTCCCGAGCTGCCTAACATCCCACCTCAGCTCCGGCTCCTCGTCGCGGAGCTTCTGCACCTCGAACGCGAACCCCGCCCGCAACTTCGCCGAGGCAATATTGGCGAACGCGAGAGCCATTGTCACCACCAGCTTCGGCTGCTTCATCAGCCCGTCGTGCTTCACATACGACCGCACCAGCACTTCCTCTGTCTCCTCGTCTACGCCGATGAAGTACGATTCCGCCAGCTCGGCACCAGCCGCGACAATATCGCCCGCTGTCAGGCCGCGTGTGGCTGCTGCGAGCTTCCCCGGCCGCCAGTCGGCCACGCCGCAATACGTCAAAGTGGGATGAGACAGAAGCTCCATGTAGAGGTGCTGCGCTCCCATCGTCAATTCGCGCCAGCCGTCGTCGGCCCACATATCAATTCTGATACTTGCCCTATCCCTTGCCATTAGTCGAGTCCCAGCTCTGTCATTCGTGCTGCTGCTTCTGCTTCGTTCATGGTTTCAATCTGCCCTTCGATGTTCAGGAGTAGCCCGCGGCCGCGTACCAAGATAGGTACCTCGGTCGAGGAGTGCCAGCTATGAATCAGCCAACCTTGTTTGTACGACAGTAACACGTTAGCGTGGACCCAGCCGTGGCACCCCGTCGTCCCCGAGCCGCACAGGAGGATCAAGTTAGCGGCCGTGTGGTCGCCGTGCCTCCTCAGCTTCCGATGATGCCGTGAACCACCATTGATCGACGCGCCGCATCTCACACAAGAGAATTGGTCGCGCCGATCAATGAGGTCGCAGGTTGCCCGGCTCGGATTAGTAGCCAACGCCCGTCCCCGCTGCGCCATACATGGCCGTCACTGTCTTGTTGATCGTCTGCCACGCCGTCAGCTCTTTCTCAAGAGCACTCATAGCGCGCTCGGCGTGCTTGTAAACCACCTCAGTGTCGTCTCGTATCTCACGAAGTTCTGAGGTAGCTACGACGGCCGCGTGACGCTTCTCCGTCTGCGGCCCGTCAAACGCACGATAAGCAAGGCTGAACGCGAGTTCATAATCACGTTCAGCCTTGCGGTACGCTGCAAGCCGAGCCGAGACGATCTTGACGCCCTTCGCAATCTCGTTGGAGACGGTGCGGATATAACCCTCGATGAGAACCGGGTTAACTTCTGAGTTCGGGTCGACAAGATCGCGGCTCATAGTGTTACTTCACCTCCCCGGTGCTGCTGTCTACGTCGGGGATGACTGCCGTGTCCCAGATAGCACTCGGCGCGCTGTCGTCGTCGACCACCTCGGCGTCGATCACGTCTTCCTTCGGCGACGCTTCCGCGATAGCTTTGGCCTCCTCCTGCGTACGGAAAGCCGTTCCGAGCTTGCGCAAGTATTCGCGGAGTTCAATCATCTCTCCGTTGAAGTCGACATTCTGCGCGAGTGCTCCGGCTTCGCGTGCTTTGCCGTACACCTCCATCACGCCTTCTGCCGTCGTCTGCTTGTCTGCAAGCTTCACGAAGTCCACGCCCTTCGTCTTCTGCACTGTCTCGACAGGCTTCTCTGCCTGCTGGGGTGCTACTGCCCGCGGTACCTGCTCGGCCGTGAGCTGGCGGTCTGCGGCTGCTGCGGGAGCTTGTGCGACCTCGGGGACGGCCTGACTCATTTCGTCGGCCGTGTAAAGCCCGCTCAAGTCCTGCGGGAACGCCTTCCGCAACCCAAGCGCCTCGGCACACTTCGCGAGCATCAGCGGACCCATCTTGAGCCACATCGCTGTAGGTTCTCCATTGCGCTTCGTCTGCGCGTAAGATTCCCACGTCGCGATGCCGGTGGCAGGCTTCTCCCAGTCGCTCCGATACACTCGCACGCGAGCGGCCAACGGGTGATCGCCGTGGAGCTGCTTCACGAACACGTCGACCCAATCGCCCTTCTCCGTCATCCATTCCGTGTCACCCTGCCCGGAATACTTCTGCGAGCGCTCGGCGATGACGCGGAACCCGTCGATGCTTGTCTGGATCGACCAATCGACTCGGTTCCCGCTCAGGCGCCCGATGCAATAGATCTGACGGTTGATCGGGTCGAGGCCGGTGGTGCGGCAAGCGTGGAGGAACTTCTCGACGACGGCGCGCGGCGCCGCTTCCCGGTCGCCTTCGCGTGTGCCGTAGGTGTGCGTGAACACCAGCCCGGCCGCTTCGACTATCGCAATCTGCGCGGGAGTCCATTCGCTCACGTCGCCGTTCGCCGGGAGAGTTGTAATGGTAGCTACTTCTGACATTGTTATGCCTTCCAATTGGGAGCTGAAACGTTTATGTAACACTAACAAACTAGTGGGGCCGGGTGCATACTCGCAACCCGGCCCCAGACTTTACTTCTTCGCGGCCGTCACGTTCAGCGTTCGCTTCGACGGACGCGCCGTGCGCACCGAGTACCGAGCCACCAGTGCCTCGTACTGCGACACCAGCCGCGGCGACCGCTCCCGCATCTTGCCTTCATCGAGAACGTCGATGTCGGGCTGGATCACGAGACCGACCGAGATACTCGCCTCCTCGTTCTTCGCCGCGTACTCATCAAGGTCGGCCGTCGCTGCCTGTAGCAACTTCCAAACAGCCTCCTTCTGCTTCTTCGCCACCGCCTCAGCGTTGCGGTGAATGAGGAGGTCGTGAGCGAGCTGCGCAAGATCGGGCCGAATGTCCCCGACAGGCGCGAGGTCGTCCGGGCGTGAGCGGTCGAGGTCGTCAAGGAACTCATCAGCAATCGTTACAAGTTGGTCGATGCGCTTCTGATCGCGCTCCACCCACGCCCACTGCGGCTCGTTATGCACAGGAGTCGGGTCAGGCCAGTTGTCGTCGTGCTGCTCCCAGACGAACAGCACGCGGATCCCGCCCATGACGTGCATCTGCCACTGCATCTGATCGCCGTAGGTAGACGCCCTGAACTTCACGCCCTTCGGGTTCATGTCGTACTTCGACGTCTTGATTTCGCTCGTCAGCCGGTCCAGCTCGAACATTACCGAGCGACCGTCCGGCGTTGCGAGGTGCCGCAAGTTCTCGCCCGCGTAGACGTTCAAGCTCGGCGCGATGTCGAAGTTGGCTTCGATCCACGCGGCGATGACCGGCTCACGAGCGTTGCCGCGGTCGATGTACTTATTCCCGCTCAAGTCTTCGAACTTGCCGGTCAGCTTCTCAACCTTGATCGCTCGGCGGTCTGCCTGACTTCCTTTCGCGAGCTTCGCGACCTGCGTGGCCGTGATGCCGTGCGCCCGCTGGTTCAGCCAAACCTCGCGGTCCTCGGAAGAGGCGCCGATGGTCGGCATGAATGTGATCGTGCTCATGGTGTTCCTTTCGTGTTCCAGTAGACGCCGCCCAGTGCTGCGTCCATATGGGGGAGGTATTCGTCGAACGGATGCCCAAGTGCTCTGCATCCCATCTCAGCCAATACCATAGCATCTATAATGTTATCGTCAGTAAAACTAAGTTCGTGCTTGTTTAGCATAGCCGCAACCACCGACGCTTTGTCGGCCGAGCCGTCCCCGGTCGCGTACATTGCCCGGCTCCTCGGGGGCACTTCGACGACGGGGATTCCGCGCTCCCACAGCGCAACCGTCACGAACCACGCAAGCCCTGAGCGTTCGTGCGGCCGCCCAAACTTACTCGCAAAGCTAGGCGCTTCAATCACGGCGAGGTCGAACAATTTAGGACCGCTGTGAATAATCTTGTGGGCGTGGTCGCGGATACGCTCGGCGCGCTCCATGATCGGGAAGATGCCGGGATCGCGCTTCTTGCCTTTGTGCCCCGGAGACGGAACGCGACGTCCGGGCTTCGACTTGAACAGGAACGGCGTGACACTGCACTCCTGCGTATCGAGGAACACCACGCCCGCCCCCGTCAACGACAAGTCGAACCCGCCTACGATCATCGCGTGCGCTCCTTCGCGAGGATGAGGAGGTAGGCAATCCAGATGCCAGCTCCGAGCACTACGCCCGGCCATACGAGGTCGACGGCGACCGGGATGACGAGGACGATAGCTCCGAGCGCTACCAGCACGAAGACGAAGACGATGAACTTCTCCATGACGTGCCTATCTTTGCGAGCTGCGTGGCGGGGCATCAGTAGCCTTCGGCGTGGTCGGTAGTGAGGTGCTCGTACCAGAGCTGATTGACTTCGGCCCTGCTGGTGCGCGCCATTGACACGTCGCAGAAGGGGCAAACGATGATGGTGAGAGTTTGTGACATGGGATGCCTTCCGGGGAGTTGTTATTACGACAATAACTAAGTTACAGGTAGGCAGCTTGAAAGCGCAACCCCGAACATGAAACGCCACACGTCGCCGCCTAACGCGTTCGCACGCGTCCACCGCACGCGTGGACCAATTCTCCCCAGAAACGCCACAGCGCCCAACCTCGCCACAGACAATAGCAAGATTGAGCGCTGGGAGCTTCGACCACCCCCTAGTTAGGCTGCGTGCCGCCCCCGAGGAGCTGCATCGCTGAAAACGTTGGGATCGTAAGAATCGGCCTTGATGTACCCAGCGACCGTAGCCACCAGCGTCACAATCAATCCCGTCAACCCGAGTGGCAACGTGATGTCCAAATACTCGTCAGCCATTGCGATGACCGTGGACGCGCTCAAGCCTGTCGCGGCGAACGTGATGAGCTTCGGTGCGAGCTTCGACCACGCCCGCACAATCTTCACCTTCACGCTCCCTGAATCGGGAGAGCTGATACTAGTCATTTCAATTCCTTTCGAGCTTCGGCGAGAGCTTCGATCAATCGGCTCCTCGGAACAGTCTCCTCCATGTCCGGCCATTTTGGTAGTTGGTCGCGCCGCAAAGCCCCCGCACCCATCAGCGCCAAACGCAACTCGGCCGCGTGCTCTCGAACCCGCTGCTCATTCGACCGCGCTATCCGCATATTCAATTCACACCAGTCAGCCCGCACCATCTCGGCGTTCGCGCGCTTGCGCTCGGCAGTAGCATCATCTTCAGCCTCATCACGCTGCTGCACGATGTCCATCTTTCGCTTGCCTTCGCGAGCCGACACCCCCGACCTAACGGCCAAGATCGTGTCAGTCAACGCTTTCAGCCCAGCACCCAATCCGGTGCCGCCCCCTAGAGCGAGTACATACGGGAGCGCCGCATTCCAGTCCATGCGCTTGCCTTCCGCGTCAGTAGTGTTGCCGCGCCACCACATTCTGGGTACGCCTACGGAGAGCGACCTCAAGCCTTACCCTCAGCGAATCACCTCTAAGGTCATTCGCAAATATCCTCAATTCAGAATAACGCCTCATCGTCGACAACCACGCAATGCAAACGAAGGCGAGCACACCCGCCCAACCTTGCGAGTCGACG